GTTAAAACAGCAATAGAAATTGAACTGCTTGGCGACGAACTAGAAAAAGAAATGGAACAACGTGGCTTACCAAGAGTTAAATTTGGTACAGGTGTCAACACAGGCACATGTATTGTTGGTAATATGGGTGCTGAAACTAGATTAGATTATAGTGTTGTAGGCGATGCTGTAAACTTAGGTGCTAGATTAGAAGCACAAACAAGAGCAGAAGACACACCAATTATTGTTTCTGAATACACATACTTGCAATGTAATGATATAGCATTTAGTAACATAGGCGAAGTTACTGTGAAAGGCAAAGAAGAGCCAGTTAGAATGTATGCTCCATTGTTTGATGGCAAAGTTAGAAAACTTTATAAGTAAAAGCATGTACAAAATTTATCAATCACAGACTGTGATAGAAAATCAGGCAGAATTTGTTTCTGATTGTACAACACTATTTAAACGTTTAACCAAAGATCTTAAAAATTACGATACCACATGGACATATGATCAGTACAATATATTTTCGTATGCTTCACCTAAACAAATTTGGACTGATTTATTTAGAGAGTTGCGTGATTGTGCTATAGACTTTATAGGCAATGATAAAGATCTGTGTTATCAAAGTTGGCTAAATTTTCATTTAGAACATCAGTTACTAGACTGGCATGATCATGAATGGCCTTATCATGGATATATCAGTATTCAACCACTTGACAGCAAAACAATATTTGAAGATTTTACTATAAACAACATAATCGGCAACATTTATATAGGCCATGGCAACTTAAAACACAAAGTTGTATGCGATAATGTAAATTTACCTAGAATAACTTTAGGGTTTGATATCACAGACAACTCAGAAAGTATAGCAGGCAATAAAGGATTACAACAGTTATTCGTCAGGTGACCAATGTTCCATAGAACGGAACACACTTCTTGCATTAACTAGATCTTTTTTAAGTTCTATTAAATAAAAAAATTCAAAAGGCTTCTCGCCAATTTTTTCTAATGGGTAATGATATGTTGATGTTATATGATCTATTGCATTAATGTCTTTTTGCACACAATTAATTATAGTGTTACGCCATTCTGCATCTGTAAACAAGTCTAAAACAAATGTATGTACTTCGCTTTCTGGATTATAACTGTTCATTATATTAAGTAATTCGTAATATAATGCTCTAATAGGATTTAAATTATCTCTGTATTTAGAACTTACAATAGGATATACCCATTTGTCTTCTTTTGTACATTGATGCTTATAAAAATACAAGTACTCTTCCATAAATGATTCATATATGTTTTCTTGACTTTTACGCAATCTACTAGCAAGTATACGTTTAAGTTTATTTAATAATTTTAAATGATATTCAGATAAAGATTCTTTGTACAAATTAAATAATTCATCAGGATTCATACGACCATCGATAAATTCGATTGGCACTTCGTTAGACTTTGCAAACTTTATCAGTAAGTTTTCTAGTCTTATCTTTTTAAAATCTATTATGTCTGGCATTTATGTAAATTTAATATAGTATTAAGTTTTTCGTTACCTTTATTGTAACTGAAGGTTGCTCTAGCACCCTCGTGTAATGGCTTTGGCCATGTACCGATGTTTACCCAAGCATAACCACAACTTTCACCATTTAAATTTGGCATAAATTCGTGCTCTATGACAGCAACAAAACTATAATACATAAAGTTTTTGTCCTTACTTTGATAAACATCTATGGGATTCAGTTTATTAATATCTGGAACCAAACCCATCTCCTCATCAAGTTCACGTGTCAAGGCTTCATATGGAGACTCGCCTTTTTCAACAAGTCCTCCCCAGAATCCCCAAGTGTGTTTATGTCGTTTGTCGCTGTTTCTGAATTGTAAAAGTACACGTTCTGTGTCAAGAGCAAGAAATAATGTGCCTACACCTATAACACCTGTAAAAGGTTCTATAGGACTAGAGTCCAATATCCCGGATTGTATTCCCCCTCGTATATGCTCAGCCATTGTGTTCCTGTCCATTTGTATACTTTGTTTGTATTTAAGTTTTTGGTTACTGCTGTAGTATTAATGTTGGCACTTGCATCATATGACACCGTCCAATTAGAACCGTTAAATTCTATTATGTCATTTTCTGATGCATCAACGTTCCACTCTGGATAGCCTGCTTTAGAAAGATCTTCTGTTATCAGATATCTCTGTCCAATTACAAGGTTTGCTAATGTACCGTCTCCAGGTACATTACCATGGGGATTAATAATTTTTTCAATATTGCCTATACTAGAAGCAGGCAATGTATCAGAATCTAAATTAAAAATTAACTGAGAATTATCTGTAGGATGTTTTGCTATAGTGCCTGCAATGTCCTGTGAATCATCTTCTAAGTCATTAGTAATTTTTAATTTTAAAATACTGGTATTGTCCTTTAATTCTTTATCATACATTTCTAATAAATCTGTCCAACTTTTAGTTTCAATTCCACCTGAATCATAAAGAGTTGCAGAGTTGTTCAGTATACTGACTTTGTAATTACCTGGTGAAACAATTAAACGTGACTGGATATCAAAACTTCTAAAGAAATCATGGATGTCTTCGTCATATCCAATTTCGCTTAGAGATTGACCACCAAAATCTGTGATAATGTTACTGTGTATTTCTTGTATAATACTTTGTCTTTTAACTTTTGCAGGTGGATTAATCCAAATAGGTAAAGTAAATGTCAATGTTGTTACATCTATTTGCTCGTCTACTCCTGCAGGAATACTTCTATTAGTAAACTGTATATCAGTTAATTCTACTTCAACAATTTGCGTCCAATCAAACGGATTGGAGTTTTGTTGTAATTGTATTGTTGGGTTAAACAACACTAATATTTGTTCCATTAACTGTAATTTAGTATCAGTATTAGGTGTCCATATATCAACTTGCATAGTTAAGTTATATGGAACCGGCATATATCTATTAATTGTATATTGATTGCCTTGTGTACTTTCATAACTTTGTGTATCTTCGTTAAATTTACGCTCTGTTATGCTTTTGGTATCTGTAAAGAACGGATCCTGTGTCCTGTCTCTGGCAATTTGTAAACTTTGAATACTCACACCTATAAAAGGCGTACTGTTAATAACATTTTCTGAATTTTGCCTAAGTATATGCGACACCATTCTACTTGGGTCTGCATATCTTATAGGTACAGTATTATATCTTTCGTCTTTGCCATCTCTACTGCCCTCTTTAACTTTGAATGCATGAAATATTCTAATAAATTGTAGAATGTATCTTCTTATTTGTTCATCATACCAGTACTGCATTTTTAATTATCCGTCTTGGGTTTAACAACTTTACTGAGATTAGTTCTTTCATTTGCTACAGTACCATCTGTGTTTGTTGTTTGTGTTGTGTTATTTATAAATCCATCTAAGATTCTATTAGCACTTGAGAACACTCGTTTACTATCATCTGCAACTTTGACCCATCGATTACCTGATTTCTTAAATATTCTACTAGGACTAAAATCTGTTCTTAAGAAATAATCACCATCAACAGCGGCTAAAGGAAAAGTAATTCCACTACCTAATAATGTAGCACCATTTGGAGCACCTTCTATGGTTCCTATAAATGGTTTGCCTTTGGCATTTTCATCTACAAATAAATGAGTACCTGCGGCATGATATGGATCATTTGGTACATTATTTTCTGCTTGTTGTACAATAGCATCTGAAATGTCAATTTCATCTTTATATGTACTAATAATATTTCGTAAATCGTCTTCTTCGTCGCCGTAGCCAATAATATCTCTGTATTCTTGACTGTCGCTTATTGGTCCTAACTTACATCTCCACATATGAGGCCACCAATTAGGATCAAATCCTTCTGAAGGCCTACTTGCATCTGTGATTACATAAAATCTGTTTATAGCATCTTTGCGATCATCTAGTAATAAGTCATCTCTCAAATGGGGTAACTCTATAACATCGCCTGCCATAAGTTTTCTGCCTATAGTCGATACCATTGTGTCGATGTGAAAATTAATAAACAATGTGTCATTTTGTAGAAACATACCAAATTGTGTTAAATCAAAGTCTGAATCACTTACAGTATATGTTCCTCTTAGTTCATAAATGTCATCATCATACTTTCTGTCTCTATTTTCTAAAAATAGCACATCCTGTATGAATGTTTCACCAGTTTTTTGATTACCTTCTGAGTCGTAATTGTTATCCTGCTGAGGTTGTGTAAAGTCCTTTGTGTCACCTTGATTGTGAACACCTAGGTATTTGTGTACGTTTACACCTGTACCACCAGCATAAATATTTTCCGCTACAATACCACCGACAAACTTATAGTCGTTTCTTTTAACTGGGTTCCATAAACTAATTTTAGGCATAACACTATTTATCAGATTGACAACGGTTTAATTTTTTGCTATTATAAGAACATGGAAATTACAGAATACATAATATTTGGTATTTGTATAATAGGTGTAGGCTACACTTCATACAATATCGGTCATAAAGATGGCATAGATGTGGGCATCAAACTAGGTGCTGGTTTTATGTTTGAGAAGTTTTGGACTATGGGTAAACCACGTAAAAGAGACCCTCAAATAAGATACGTTGAAATGACAAAAGACGAGATTATACTATAATTAATCTTTATTTGACACCCTTTTTGCCAAAAAAATTATATATAGTTTTTAAAATGAGTAATTACTGGTATGGCTAGACAGAAAAAACAACGATCAGTGTATGTAACCACAGAACCCGATTGGAAGGTTCTAAAGTTAATCACTGACCCAGAAGAGCAAAAGACTGCATTTCGCAGTTGCGAATATTTTGCCAGGACAGAGGTTAGTAAAACTAAAGGACTGCCTATTGTAAAAGATTGGCTTAAAAACCACACAGGATGGACGCCAGAAGAAGTAAAGATTATTTTAGCAAATCCAGATTGGACATTTAGTTCATGCATTAGCACAATTTTTGTTTGGCATAAATTAGGTTATATGCCAGACCATTTAAGAGAACACTACGAAAAACGTAAAAACGAAGAGTGGTTACCACGTGGCAAAAAGGCTTTAGAAGAAAAGGTTGAAAAAATTGAGCAAAAATTAGCAAAGCCTGTAATCAGCATTCAAGAACGAATGAAAGAACAAGTAAGTGATTTATGCGGTAATATCGAAGGCTTCTTAGACGAGATGGTTGACGGTTCTAAAACAATTAAAGATTTTGATCCTTATAAAATGATGATGTCATATCAAACTGAAATTAAAGGTCCACATGCTAAAATTATAAAAGAAGAATTTGCGGCTCAACATGCCGAAGCACTAGAAGTATTAGAATGGAAGGACGAAGAACTAAAAGAAGCATACAGCCACTTCGATGCTAAAATGCGTAAAGCCTTCGTACAGTACTACGAAACGATTAATACTGCTTGTGATACTATCATAGCAACAAAAGCCACTACACGCAAGGCTCGTAAGCCTAAGGCACGGTCTAAAGAGGCTATCGTGAAGAAATTAAAGTATGCTGTAAACTTTCCAGAGTTAGGACTAGCAAGTTTGCACCCTACAGACATAGTTTATGCCAATGAAGTTTGGGTGTACAACACTAAGACTAGAAAGGTTGGTGTGTATCATGCAAAAACAGTAGACCCAAGAAATATGCAAAGACCCGGAACAGGTATAATGGTTAAAGGAACTACATTACAAGACTTCAATGAGGAAACTAGCACACAAAAAACACTGAGAAAACCAGCAGAAATGATTAAAGGATTCGATGCTGGTAAAATGAAATGCAAAAAATCATTTGAAGAACTTACTACAACCCCTACTAAAATGAACGGTAGATTTAATGAGCACACAATCATACTGCGAACTTTTTGATAAATAGTTGTATGAGTGCAACAGAAACCCCTAGAGATAGACTAATTACAGAGATCAAGTTACGTTTAGGTGACGGAATGATCGACGTGGAATTAGATCCAGAACACTACAACTTATCAATAGATAGAGCAATACAAACACTCAGAAGTAGAAGCGATTCTGCTGTTGAAGAAAGTTATGCTTTTTTGCAAACACAACCAGATGTGCAAGAGTACACACTTCCAGGTGAAGTGCTGAATATCAGAAGAGTATATCGTAGAGGTGTTGGTGGTGGTAACATAGGTACAGGCACAAACTTTGATCCGTTTGACGTTGCATTTCAAAACACATACCTAATTAATGCAGGTGTTGTTGGTGGTTTAGCCAACTACGACGCATTTACCCAATACAAAGAAACACTAAATAGAATATTTGGTGGCGAATATGATTTTACATTTAATTCAAATACCAAAGTGTTAAAATTATTGCGTAGGATATCTATATCAGAAGACATAATGATTCAGGTTTCTAATTTAGTACCAGAGCAAAATTTATTAGAAAATGAATATTCCAGGCCATGGTTAGCAGATTGGTCATTAGCAGAAGCAAAAATGATGCTTGGTGAAGCAAGAAGTAAGTATGCTTCAGGCTTGCCAGGACCACAAGGCTCAGTTCAGTTAAATGGCGAGGCTTTAAAGCAAGAGGCCATGACTGAGAAAGAAAGATTACTACAATCAATAATTAACATGGAAGAAGGAAATAAAAATTACGGCTTTGTTATAGGATAAATGAACACAATAGGATTATTAGGTAATATAGGATCAGGTAAAAACACCGTAGCACAATATTTAGCATCCAAAGGATGTGCTCAAACATCATTCGCAGGACCTCTTAAAGATTTATGTGCCAATATATTTGGCTGGGAAAGAGAACTACTCGAAGGCGAAACAGACGAAAGCAGAAAATTTAGAGAAACTGTTGACATGTTTTGGACTAAAAAACTAAGCATTCCTAATTTTACACCAAGATTAGCATTACAATTAATAGGCACAGATGTGATGCGAAATCACTTCAATGAAAACATCTGGATTAGCAGTTTAGAATATAGAGTCAAAAAACTTCATCACCAAAAAGAATGTGTAGTAATAAGTGATTGCCGTTTTCAAAACGAAGTTAATATAATACAGGCAATGAACGGCACGGTAATTTTAGTAGAAAGAGACGAAAAACCCGAATGGTACGATATTGCACTAAAGGCCAACCAAGGCGATGCTGTAGCAAGGCACATAATGAACAGAGATTTTAAACACATTCATGCCAGTGAATGGGACTGGATTGGATGTAAAATTGACTATACTTTAAAAAATAACAGTACCAAAGAAGAACTTTTTAAACAAGTAGACAGTATTTTAGAAAAACTTCCTCAAAAACCTCAAATTTTCACAGAAAATCACATAGAAATAATTTGAGATGTTATTTATCTCTTTTCACTGATTTTAGTGAATTGTTATTTTTATAATACCCTAAATATAGCATTTTTTAATAAATACATGTAACCAATAAAGGTATTATAGGAGAAATAACATGGCAACATTAGTATCACCTGGTGTAGACATTTCAGTATCAGACGAATCGTTTTATTCGCCTGGCGGACCTGGAACAGTACCTTTGATTGTGATCGCAACAGCAAAGAACAAATCCAACCCAGACGGATCAGGTCTAGCACCTTATTCCAAACCTGCAACGGATAACCAACTTTACTTAATCACAAGTCAAAGAGAATTGTTACAGCAATACGGAAATCCACAATTCTACAGCACAGGAGGAACTCCACAACATGGTTACGAACTTAATGAGTATGGCTTATTAGCCGCACACAGTTTCTTAGGTTTGGCTTCAAGAGCATACGTTCTTAGAGCAAACGTAGATTTAGACGAGTTAAAACCATTAACAAACGCACCGTCAGCCGATCCGGCAGATGCTACAATTTGGGTAGATTCTAGTGCAACTAAGTGGGGTATCTTCGAATACAACACATCTACTGCTAAGTACGAAGAAGTTACAAACGTAAAAGTATTTACAAAAGATGAAATTACTGCAGGTGGTTTACCAAAACCATCAGTAGGAAAAAATGGAGATGTTGGGATCTTAGGTATAGATCAAAACGGTAAAGCAAAACAAGAAATTGTTTATTACAAAAAAGCATCTTCAGTATGGACAGAATTCACAGACGCATCTACATTTGAAAGTACAACAGGCAAAGACTGTCAGTTTGTTACTCATTTGAACAGACCAACAGCACAGAAAGACGGCGGAGCACTTGCAAATAGTGACTTAATCGTTCAAACAACATCTGCGGCAAACGGTCTAAAATATGGACTTAAAGTTTATAACACAAATACTGCATCTTGGGTCAGCACAACAGCGGAAGGCTATGCCAATTCTGCAAGTGCTTATGCAAGTACAAGTATTGGTGCTACACCTAGTGCAGGTACTTTCTTTGTAGAGTACGATTCAGGTAATAAACTTGATTCAGATGTACATGGTAGATTTGCTTTAAGAAGACATAATGGTCAAAGCAGTTTACAAGTACAAAGTTCAGCCGCACTAAGCGATACTGCAATAGCAGTACAAACTGGTTCAGATTACGGTATCAGATTAAAAATTAATAATAGTGCATCAAATATTGATGTTAAATTTGATACTGATACAAGTGGCGACGGTTTTGTTAGTGTCGATGATATGGTTCAAAGTATAAACGAAGCATTAGTAGACGGTAACGCAACTAACGTTGTTGCATCTAACGTATCAGGAAAAATTACATTAGTAGCAAGTAACGGTAAAGACATTGACGTATTAAACGGTAGTGTCAGTGGCGCATCATTTAGTGTTTCTACAAACTTAAACATTGCAACAGGTAACTACAGTAACTTTGAAGTTGCTAACATATCTGGAACAGTTGCAACAATTGGTAGTAAAAACTACGAATTTGGTACTACTGCACCAGCAGGCGACCTAGCAACAGGTAAACTTTGGTATGATAGCAGTAACAACGTTGACATTTGGTATAACAAAAATGTTGGCGGAACTGCAACATGGACAAAATACTCAGCAGACTACGATGTAAACGTAGCGGCGAGTGAGCCTACAAAACAAAGCGATGGCGGTTCTTTAGTAGACGGCGACCTTTGGGTTGATTCAGATAATTTAGAAGACTATCCATTAATTTACAAAAGAAAATCAAGTGCATGGGTACTAGTCGATAACACAGACCAAGTGTCTGCAGACGGTATTCAGTTCTTAGATTTAGCATCATATGGCGCATCAGTAGTAGACGCAGACGCAATTAGTCCAGCAACAGTACCATTTGGTATTTTAGCATGGAACTTTAGAGCCAGTGGTAAAAACGTTAAAAAATACTACACTTCATATTCTTACAGTGGCGGTACACTAACTAATGTATGGGTAAGTGAGTCAGGCAATAAGTCAGACGGTTCACCTTACATGGGCAGAAAAGCACAAAGAAAAGTTATTGTTCAATCAATGCAGGCCGCATTAGCAAACAATAGCGAAATCAGAAGTGAAGTTAATTTCTACAACTTGATTTCCGCTCCTGGATATCCAGAACTAATAGATGAGATGATTACTCTTAACACAGATAAGAAAGAAGTCGCATTTATTGTTGGTGATAGTCCAATGAGATTAAAATCAGATGCAACCAGCATTAAAAACTGGTCAACCAATGCCAATAACGCAAGTGAAAACGGTGAAGATGGACTTATTGCAAGTAATCCATACGTTTCAGTTCACTATCCATCAGGTTTAACAACAAACTTAGACGGTTCAAGTGTTGCTGTACCGGCATCTCATATTGCATTAAGAACATTTGCATTCAATGACAATGTGGCATATCAATGGTTTGCACCAGCAGGGTACCAAAGAGGTATCGTACAAAACGCAACTAGTGTCGGTTATGTTGACGGAGCAAGTGGCGAGTTTGTACCTGTTTCATTAAACAACGGACAAAGAGATACACTTTATTCAAATAAAGTTAATCCAATTGCTAACTTCCCAGGAAGAGGCTTAGTTGTATTTGGACAGAAAACTCTAAACCCAACTGCAAGTGCATTAGATAGAATCAACGTAGCAAGGCTTGTAAACTATATTAGATATCAACTAGATATCGCAGTTAAGCCTTTCTTATTTGAACCAAACGATGGAATAACAAGATCCGGTGTAAAACGAGTTGCTGATCAATTATTATCAGAACTAGTTACACTAAGAGGTTTATTTGACTTCATTAGTGTTTGTGATACCACAAATAACACACCTGCAAGGATTGACAAGAACGAATTATACTTGGATATAGCGATTCAACCAACTAAAGCAGTTGAATTTATATACATTCCGATTAGAATTCAATCAACTCTTGGTCAAACAGGCTCAGAATAAGATTATTCTAAAAATTATAAAGGGTGGATTTTTCCACCCTTTATTTTTGGCCGAAAAGAGATAAATAAATGCAATAGCATGTAAAACATGTGATTAGGAGATCGAAAGATGGCAGTAACAAAAGACAAATTTGGTGTACCTATTGAAGGTGCTCGATTAGGTATTTTACAACCTAAACTCAAATACAGGTTCCGTGTACTCGTAACTGGATTTGGAGCAGGTGGTAGAACCGATGAGTTTACAAGTAACATTGTGAGTGTAACTAGACCAACATTTAATGTTGACGAAGTTGAAGTTCACAGTTATAACTCTCGTGCATATATATCAGGAAAACATCAATGGGAAGCAATAACTCTCACATTAAGGGACGATATTACTAACCAAGTTTCCGCTTTAGTCGGTCAGCAAATCCAAAGACAATTTAACCATTTTGAACAAACTACCGCAGTTAGTGGTGGAGACTACAAATTCGATATGCTTATCCAAGTCTTAGATGGTACAAATGCTGAGCCAACAGAGCAATGGGAACTAGAAGGATGTATGCTACAACAGGTTAACTATAGTGATCATTCATATGATGCCAGCGAAATTGTTCAATTAGACTTGAACGTCAGATACGATAACGCGGTACATGTGGCTGGACCTAATACACTCGGTGGTAAAGTTGCCGCAGGTGACCCATTCCCATTGGTATCACCACTACCAGCAACACCTGGCACTGGAGTATAATTTAGGCCTAATCTATAGGAGGACCGATGGCTAAGTTCTGGAAAGAGTTAATCGGCGGACAAGTTAAAAACGGGATTTATGTAGCCGGACCAAGACACGCAAGTAGTAAATTAGCGAGTTTTAGTTCCGGCAACCCCCCTCGTTTGCCGTTCCAATATATCGTTCATTTTCAATTGAATGATAACATAGTGAAAAATTTTAATTGGAAAAGTGAGCCTTATTCCCTGGCACAAATGGTAAAAACTGTTGAAATGCCTGGTGTAACTCTTGTAACAGAAAAAAGACCAAAGTACAACAGAAACGTTCCAGTGATGTTGTCAAAAGAATTTAAGCCATTTACTGTGACTGTACACGACGATGTTAGTAGTACATGGCAAAGGTTTTGGCAGGTGTATTATAATTATCATCTAACTGATGGTAGGCATGTGTATGAAAATCCAACACAAATCATTAATAGAACTGTACATAATGCCAAAGGTATAATTCCAGAAGATCAATTCAACAGTCAATTTCAAGGCATAGATATAAAACCAGCAGGGCGATCTCAGTTTATAGACAATATTCACATCTATCATTTACATGGGGAAACAGTAACTAGAACAACAGCAGTCAATCCAATGATTACCGATGTACAAGCAACGCAATTAGATTATGCCGGACAAGGCACTTCGCAGGAAATAACTTTTCAAATAGAGTACGAAAAGATCATGTATTCGCCTGTTATAAATTTTAAATATGATGAGGAAGAAACATTTTTAAAAGATGCCATAGAAGACTTTACTAAAGCAACACCATTCAATCCGACAGGCGATAAAATTAAAGGCATAGTAAAAAGTCTATTCGGATTGACTCAACGTGCAGGAAACAGTAGAACAGATTTAACCACACTATCTGATGCACCTAGAGTTGACTATGGTGGCAAAATGGTAAACATCGATTTAGGGCCAGGTGAATCAGTTGGGTTCTTTGGAAATTTAATAAGAAACGCAGTTAGAAAGAAAGCAAACGAACTTACATCTGGACTACTAAAGAAAAATAATAAAAATCTAGGCAAATTTAAAATATAACAATGAGCACAATATATAAAAACTTTGGAGTAGATTTTGATACAAATAAATCAAATAATCATTTCAAAATAATATCAAAAACAGGTGAAGAATTAAATATCAATCCTGAAACATTGCAATTACAAAATCTTAACACACAAGCGGACACAGGCGGTAGTACTAATGGATACAGAATAGATCAAGTATTTGCAGATTTTAAAAATTCTGGTTTGACAGATAAGTTAGCAAATTTTTATACAATTACATTACAGAATATTGCAGACAGCAAAGAGGTTGATATCTTAAGTTTGTACACTAAAGACGGTGACAACATTGTGATTTCAGATTCATTGTTAAAGGAAATCAATGATACTTTACCTAATTCTGTAAGATTTCAAAATCCTGAAAAAATATCATCAGACAAATATGTTCGCCTACTCATAGGGGCGTAACATGGCCAAATACGCCAAAGGCACATTCGAACCACAAAACCCAGGAAAGTATGCAGGTGCTAAAAGTCCTTACTATCGCAGTAGTTGGGAATTAGCATTTATGAACATGTGCGACAGTCATCCAAATATCACACAATGGGCAAGTGAAAATATTAAAATACCATATAGACATCCTGTAACAGGAAAGCATACTGTGTATGTACCAGACTTTACAGTAATTTACACTGATAAAGATGGCAAGAATCATATGGAAGTAATAGAGATAAAACCTGGCAGTCAAAGTACAATGGAAAGTGCAAGAAGTAGTGCAGAAAAAATACAAGTTGCTATTAATTTAGCAAAATGGACAGCCGCAAATGAATGGTGTCAACGCAAAGGTGTACGTTTTAGAGTGTTAAATGAGAATCACATATACATGAACACCAAGAAGAGAAAGAACTAAATAAAACTATGACACGCAAACTGGAAGAAGAATTTAATTTGCCTCCTATAGAGGAAGTGTTGCCTGTTGAAAAAAAAGAAAGTAAAGAAATAACAGAAGTAGAAGTTAAAGAAGCACTCACAAATGCTGAAAAAATAGATTCTGCATTACCCAAAGTAAAAGACTTAACAGCACATGACAATGAAATGGAAGATATTGCTCAAAAAGCATTGGATAGTTATGATGAACTTATGAACTTAGGCATGAATGTGCAAGATGCTCATGCAGGAAGAGTGTTTGAAACAGCAAGTAAAATGTTACAAATAGCAATGGACAGCAAGAATGCTAAAGTAG